TAAGGAAAAAAGCGGTCAAGCAATAGCTTACCAAACGGATATAAAGTTAAGAGCAAAAAGTTTCAAGCCGTGGACACTAGGTGCCGATAATACTCAAATAGGACAAGAGGTAGAATGGCAAGTAATTTGTTCCGCTCTTGGTCCTCCTGGTGGAGTTGCTACCTCTTATATTAGATATGGATCAGGTATAGATAAAGTTACTGAGATAATGATGTTATCTATAGATATTGGTGTGATTAATAAGGGTGGTGCATGGTATAGTTTTGATATCGATGGAGAAACACAAAAATTTCAAGGCACAGAAAAACTTAGGCAATTCCTAGTTGACAACGAAGCAATTTATGCTAAAATACTGGAAAAGACCAAGTCCACAATGGGTATCAAATGAATACGGTAGGTTTGGATGGATCAGAACATAAACTGAGTTTTATTGGATTAACCTCAAAAAGTAGTTTAAATAATAAATCGAGCTGGCATTTAGACGCCAGAAATCTATTGAAATATATTTATCCTACATTACAAGTTATAGAAGAAGTACCTATATATATTCGTAAATCAGAAATTCTATATGTAGATTTTTTCATACCATTAATAAGAAAATGTATAGAAGTACACGGCGAACAACATTATCAGTTTATTCCTTTTTACCACAGGTCGCAATTAGATTTTCTAAAACAAAAAAAAAGAGACAGAGATAAACAAGAGTGGTGTCAAATCAATAATATTGATTATATAGAATTACCTTATAATAAACAATCCGAATGGAATAACATAATAAACCATGCATAAAACTAGTAAAGAAGAATTAGAATATTGGGATAAAATATTAGATGAATATGAGTCTTCTTTGGGTATGCCGCCATCATCAGCTAATGCAGAATCCTCAGATGAGCTTAATTTATATCTTTCCATGAATAGAGACGCGATAGAAAAATTAACTCCCGAAGATTGTTTTCAAATAGCTTATAGATTAGGACAAATGGCTTTTCACATACAAAGAAATCTTAATCGAGAAATAGCTCGCCACAATTGGGCGGAAGACAGTTTAAAACTTGTTGTTGCTGACGATATAAATAATTATAAAGGCTACGGCTATGTAGAAAAACTATACCAAGCTATTAAGAATAATGATAGGGCTAGTAGTATACATAAGATTCAAAAGTATGCTAAGCAAAGAATGGATAGATTATCTTATCTAGCTAATAGCTTAAAAAACTTATCGGATATATTACTTTCTATTCAAAAAAATAAGGTGAGAAATGTCAACTAATAATATAGAAAATATACTAAAAAATCCTGAGCAGATTAAACAAATGATACAAATGTTATCTGGCTTACTGGAAACTATCGATAATAATACAGAAAAACAAATTTCTATAGACGAGGTTGCTGAATCGCATCCTAAGCAAAAACAAACTGGTACTCGTAAAAATAAATATCAAAAAGAAAAACGTGAGAATAAATTTTTATCTATGCCAGAAGCTAATATGCACAAAGAAGATCCACTAATAGCAGAAAAACTATATAAACAATCTCCTATAGCAAGAACTCGTAAAAGCCAAACTATCAAAGTCAAATGTAGAATATGTGGCAAAGAAGAAGAGGTAAGGGCCTCATTAATTTATGGTGGCGTAGAAAGATTTAAATGCAACAGGTGCTCAACCACTCCTGGCTGATAAATTATGAGTTCAAAATACAAATTAGCTGATCCTTCGGCAGAGAGGGCTGTACTCTCTGGTTTATGTAAATATGGAGAAAATGCATATCTAGATATTAATGATATAATATCTAATGCTTCGTTTACTATAGATACTAATGCTTTATTATATAATTGTATTCATTATATATATTCTAATGATAGTAACGCAACCATAGATCTAGCATACATATACTCTGCTGCTCAAGAACTTGGGTGTAAAGAAGCATTATCGTCTAGGGATGAGACGATGCATATCAAAGCTATTCTAGATTTTCCTGTTGATCTAAGTAATGTTAGAAAATTTGCAACAAAAATTAAAAAGCTAGAAATAGCTAGAACTATTAGTGATCAATTAGAAATAGCTCAAACAGAACTGCACGACGTTACAGGCTCGGAATCTATAGCCGAAATCCTAAATATAGCAGAAGGGAAGGTTTTTGATCTTGGACTATTAATAGGAGATAATAAATCAGAACCAGAAGCTATTGGTAAAAATATCGATGAATACATTCAAAATCTAGAAGATCATCCTGTAGATCAGGTAGGATTATCGACTGGATTTCCAATATACGACAAGGCCATAGGAGGAGGATTACGCAAAAGCACAGTCAACGTTATAGCAGCAAGACCAAAAACAGGCAAAACTCTTTTGGCCGATAATATGGGTTATTACCTAGCTAGTAACGGTATACCAGTTTTAAATATGGATACTGAGATGACCACAGAGGATCATATAAATCGTATCATTGGCATGATGACAGAAATTGATCTCAATACTATAGAGACTGGCAAATTTAAAGAATCATCCGATCTCAAAGCAAAAATTTATGATGCCAAGTCCAAACTTAAATCTATAAAACTTTATTACAAGTCCATAGCTGGCAAACCATTTGATGAACAACTAGCAATTATGCGAAGGTGGATAATAAAAGAAGTTGGACTTAATGATGATGGTACAGCAAAGGATTGTGTTATATTTTACGACTATCTTAAACTAATGGACAGTGCTGGAATATCTCAGGATATGAAAGAATACCAAGTCTTAGGTTTTATGATGACTAGTTTACATAATTTTGCAACAAAATACAAGCTACCTATAGTAGCCTTTGTACAACTTAATCGTGACGGCATAACTAAAGAAAGTACCGATACGGCCTCTGGATCTGATAGGATTATATGGCTTTGTAGTAACTTTTCCATCTTCAAGAGAAAGTCGGATGAAGAAATTGCAGAGGACGGTCCATCTGCCGGTAATAGAAAATTAGTTCCGTTAGTCAGCAGACACGGCGGCGGCTTGGACGATAATGATTATATAAATTGCCATATGAAGGGTTGGTGCGCTAAAATTACAGAAGGACAAACTAAGTTAGAATTATCTAGTAATAGTAACAAGAATCGTAATACATTTCAGGTTATAGCGAATACAGAAGATGAACAAAACGAAGAAATCCCGTTCATATAGTCAAAACCAAATGAAAGGTATATGTGATGATCTTTGTGATCACATCGACCTAGTTTGCGAATCATTTGGTCTAGACTGTAAATATACTAATAAAATGCTAACTATGGCATGTCCTATTCATGGTGGCGATAATGAGTCGGCTTTAAATCTATATCATGTGGGCGATTCTTATCGCGGTAACTGGGTATGCAGAACACATCATTGCGAAAAAATTTTCCAACCTTCTATTTTAGGCTTTTTAAGAGGAATACTATCTGTTAGATATAATAATTGGACAAAAAATGGAGATCAAATATATAGTTTTGATGCTACAATAGATATGGCTTTACAAATACTGAAAAAAGATATTAAAGATATAAATATTAGTCATTCTAATACAGAAAAAAGATCGTTCATAAAAAACATACAAACCATAGTTCCATCGGTGGACAAAAATGGAAAATTTCCATCAAGATCAGTTGTTAGAAAATCTTTAGAGATACCAGCAACATATTACATAGAGAGGGGATTTTCTAAAAATATTCTAGATAAGTACGATGTTGGTCTTTGTAGTAACAATAAAAAAGAAATGTTTAATAGGGTAGTTGTACCCATTTATGACAAAGACTATACTCATATGGTTGGATGTAGTGGTAGAAGCATTTACAATAAATGCTCTCAATGTTCACATTACCATAACCCAACTTTAGAATGCGTATCGGATCAGTATTCTTGGAAATACTCAAAATGGAAACACAACAAAGATTTTAAGGCAAAAGAACATTTGTATAATTTATGGTTTGCTAAAGATTATATATTGAAAACTGGTATTGCTGTTATTGTTGAGAGTCCTGGCAACGTGTGGAGACTAGAAGAAGCTGGTATAAAAAATTCTAT